TGAGTCTTGAGCCAATCCCGCAATCCTTCCAGCGAGAAAACATCCGGCTTCGTCTCCGTCTCGAATTGCTTTACGTCACCATCTAACGGCATGGGTGTGTCTCCTGTTTTCGTTTCAAGTGTTTCTGCATCACCCGCGCCATTCCTTTTATCTCTGGCGAAGGATTATGCCGGGCGAACCACTCTACCATCCCAGCGCCGAACTCTCTTGCCTCTGCACTTAATCCTCTCTGCGCCGCTCGGTAATTGATCCAAAGCGAGTGCGACGATGGAGAGTGCAGTGGAATAACTGGCGTGATCGGCTCAACGTCACAAGGCAAAGTCATTGTCTCGGCCCTCCGATTTACTAAACGCATTCGCCGATAATTTCGCGCTTCAAGCATCCGTACTTTTCGTCGTCGCCCACCACTTCACCATGCAGGGCGACAATCCACCACCGCTCACCTTTCCATTTCGGCGGAATGAGTGTGGCGTGTAAGGTTCCTTTCTCACAAATCTTAAGTGGCCCCGGCGAAGTGTGGATAACGCCCGGTGCGGCGGCTTCGATCTTCCCGCCGCTGTTCGACGGCTGGCCATCCGTACCCGAGCGCCAAAACGCGATCTTCGCGCCAGCCTTTTGCAACTGAGTGAGCCGAGCCTTCGCTGCATCTGGCATTTTTTTTGCAAAAAACGAAACGGTGCCAGCCCAATACTCGCCGTCGCCGTCGCCGTCGCCGGAGCCGGAGCCGGAGCCGTCGCCGTAGCCGTCGCCGTAGCCGTCGCCGTAGCCGTAGCCGGAGCCGGAGCTGTAGCCGTAGCCGTCGCCGTAGCCGTAGCCGTAGCCGTCGCCGTAGCCGTAGCCAAAAAAATTCGGCACCGAGCCTTGGATTATCGCCGCTTGCATGGTGGTTTACTCCTGCGCTTTTATTTTAGCGCGCCCAGGGCGCGGCTTCCCAAGCCTTCGCGGATTCTGGCGAGCATTCCGCAACGCAAGTGATGTCGCGCAATTCGATGTCCGCAGCGGGGCCGACTTTGGCACCATCTTTCGGACCATCGCTCGCAAGTCCCATGAACCCGCGATTGCCAGCGGGCCAATAGATACAGTTGCGCGCGGAACGGAGCTTGATGGTGCTGCCCCCGGTTTCTGTGGCGTAGCCGAAAAATACGCCGCGATGCGAAGTCGTCACCAGCACTGCACGTTCTTTCTTGGCTCGGTTCGGGTGGTTCGTCACTTTGTCATCTCCTAAGCCCCAGTTAAACCCCGAGGCGCGGGCCGTGAGGGAACCATAAACACGGCTGCGGATGGGCGTCAAGTACAAATATGGTTGCAATGGGGGACAAAGGGGGTTAGCGTGCGGTCCATGCTAACACCACGCCAGCAAGACCTTCTTAAATTCATCGCCACCTATACGCGGCAGCGCAAGGGCATTTCTCCAACATACGATGAAATGCGCGCTGGTCTCCACCTGGAATCGAAAAGCGGAATACAACGCTTGCTGCTCGGCTTAGAGGAACGCGGCTTCATAAAGCGTCTGCCAAACCGAGCCAGGGCGATTGAGATAGTGAGACAGCCCCAATGACGCGCGGCAACAAATACGGCGCGAAAGGTCTTAAGACCGAGGACGGATATTTTCACTCACAAGGTGAATACCGGCGCTGGCAAGAGTTGAAGCTGCTGGAGCGCGGAAAACAAATCGTCGGACTTAAGCGCGGAGAACGCCATCCCCTGCTTGTAAACGGTAAGACTGTCGGACATTACAAGCCAGATTATGAATATGGGGACCGCAAGGACGAAGGAATTTACGAATATATCTATGAAGATTTCAAAGGCGGCCCAACCCATACAGAGGCGGCAAAGCTTCGCATTAAATTGTTTGAGGTGCTTTTCAATTGCAAGGTTTTGATAACCGGAAAGAGGACAAAGTGATGACCGCTCAACCCTCCCTCCTAGACTGGACACCCGGCGCAGCAGAGAAAGAACGGGATAAGGCGCTTGAGAAAGTCATGCTCAATTCCATCGACTACGGCGACAAAGCGATTGAGATAATCAAAAAGCTGCGGTGGGAGCTTGGGGAATTTATCGCCGAAGAAATGACCCTGGAGATTTACGCGCGGCTCGGCCCTCCCCATTCTCCAAATCTTTTCGGCTCAATCATCATGCGCGCGGTTAGAGAGGGCTGGATAAAGAAAACCGGGCGCTATGCCCCGATGCTGAAAAAATCCAGTCATGGCCGCGAATCAAAGACCTATGTGGGCGTCGATAGAGTGGCGAAGGCAACGTGACCCCCGATTATACAAATTTCCTTGAGCGAAAGTCTGCGCGCGCACCAGCGCGCGGGCTTGATACCGTGCCATCGCTCGCAAAGCATCTTTTCCCGTTCCAGGCGCATTGCGTCGATTTTGGGCTAAGGATTGGGACGTCTGGCCTGTTCTTAGATACCGGCCTTGGCAAAACAGAGTGTGAATTGGAGTGGTGCCAGAAAGCACTAGAGGCGACAAACGGCCGCGCGCTGATAATGACGCCGCTCGCCGTGGCGCAGCAGTTCAAGCGCCGCGCCGATAAGTGGGGCTATGAAGCGCGGGTGATCCGCGAGCAAGACGACATAAAGCCCGGCATCAATATCTGCAATTATGACCGGCTCGACAAACTAGACGTTTCGGTTTTCGGCGCAGCCGCCCTTGATGAATCGAGCGTCTTAAAGAATTTCACTGGCAAGACCACTCGCGCGCTAATCGAGGCGTTCAAGGGTTGCCGCTTCAAGTTATCTGCCACGGCAACGCCAGCGCCGAACGATCATATGGAACTTGGAAACCAAGCCGAGTTTCTTGAAATCATGGCCGCAAATGAAATGCTGTCTCGGTTTTTCATTAACGACGCTTCGACGGCCTCCCAAGAGTGGCGCTTGAAGGGTCACGCGGTTACGGCGTTTTGGGATTGGATGGCGAGTTTCGCCAGGATGGCCGAGAAACCTTCGGACCTTGGCGACAGCGATAAGGGCTTTATCCTCCCACCGTTTAAGATTAAGCGGCACCGGGCGCGAGACAGCGCGATTGAAGGCGCACTAGCAGACCTGTTCGGCACAGTCACGATGAGCGCCACAACGATGCACGATGTTAAGCGGCAGACCAGCGAAGCCCGCGCCGAGCTTGCCGCGTCCTTGGTTGACGCCGAGCCGAACGAGGCACGGATAATTTGGTGCGATACAGATTACGAAGCCGACGCGCTTAAACGAGCCGTCCCATCCGCGCATGACATTCGCGGCTCTATGGTGATCGAAAAGAAAGAGGAATTGATTGAGGCGTTTTCGACCGGCGAGCTAAAGCATTTAATCGGCAAGCCGTCGATGCTCGGCCTTGGTCTCGATTGGTCCCATTGTGCCCGCATGGCTTTCGTCGGGCGCAGTTATAGTTACGAGCAATGGTATCAAGCGGTTAGGCGCTGCTGGCGCTTCGGTCAGAAGCGCGAATTGATCGTCGATATTGTCGTTGCCGAAGGCGAAAGCGAAATCGGCCGCGTGATCGACCGCAAGGCTGGCGACCACGACAAAATGAAACGTGCGATGCGTGACGCCATGACGCGAGCAATGGGCCGCGCACAAATCGTCAAAGCGCCCTACGAGCCAAACCACATAGAGGGATTGCCGGCATGGATCAGGTCCGCTGCTTAAATTCTGAAAAGTCCGAGCGATGGGTTGCCCTCAACGGCGATTGCGTTGACGTATTGCGGCAGACGCCGGACGACAGCGTAGATTTTTCAGTCTATTCGCCGCCGTTCGGCTCCCTCTTTGTCTATTCCGAATCTGTTGCTGACATGGGGAATAGCACCGATAGCGAGTTTGCCGAGCACTACGCTTTCATGGTTGCAGAGAAATTCCGTGTCACGCGGCCCGGCAGAGTAACCGCCGTCCATTGTTCCGATCTTCCGATGACAAAGTGGAAAGACGGTGCAATCGGTATTAAGGATTTTTCGGGCCAGATTATTAAAATCCACCAGGACGCGGGATGGGTTTTTCATTCTCGGCGCACCATTTGGAAATCGCCCGTAACTGAAATGACGCGGACTAAGCATGTCGGGCTGCTCTACAAGCAACTTAAAAAAGACAGCATGAAATCGCGAGGCGGTATG